TGGCCCAGATACCTAGCAGCAACTCACCCTACGGCAAAGAGTGTAGGTCTTGCTGGACTGTAAAGTCTGGTAACAAGCTGGTAGGTATTGATGCTTCAGGCTTAGAACTTAGAATGCTTGCACACTATATGAACGATAAGGAGTATACAAATGAAATCCTCAACGGTGACATTCACAGCGCTAACCAAAGACTTGCAGGACTTGAATCAAGAAATCAGGCGAAAACTTTCATCTATGCCTTCCTTTACGGAGCCGGAAATGCTAAGCTTGGGACAGTGGTTAAAGCAGGTCAATCAAGAGGTAAGCAACTGCGAGAACAGTTTCTTAATAGTCTCCCATCACTTAGAACTCTTATCCAACGAGTACAACGAGACAGTAAAAAGGGCTTCCTCAAGGGGCTAGATGGGCGTAAGGTTACTGTTCGCTCTGAACATGCGGCACTCAATACGCTGTTACAATCAGCAGGTGCTATAGTTATGAAGGAAGCGTTGGTTATACTGGAGAAAAAGATACGGCACTTAGATGCTAAGTTTGTAGCCAACGTCCATGACGAATGGCAGATTGAATGCTTAGAAGAACATGCAAAACAAGTAGGTGATGCAGGCATTGAAGCTATCGTTGAAGCAGGTAAGAACTTAAACTTAAACTGTCCCTTAGACGGGGATTACAACATCGGAGATGGATGGCATGAAACCCACTAAGAAATGTAATCGTTGCGAAGATGAATTGGTAGATGAAGAAAACTGGACTACGGGTAATGTTCGCAAAAAGAATTATATATGCAAGGCTTGTGATAACGCTAAAAGAAAATCGAACTTACAAAAATCTAAAGAAGAAACTAACTCAGAAGAGGTTGAACAAGATGAAGCCATGTAAAGAAGACAGGAAAAAGTTTGACTTAGACTTAGCTTATGGCGAGGTTCGTGAAGATAAAATTGCAGAAATGCTTACCAACAAAAAGATAGAAGTTAAGTCAGAGCGTGGGATGTGGATGAAGACAGGTAACATTGCTATTGAGTATAAGTCTTACGGTAAGCCATCAGGTATTGATGCAACAGAATCTGACTATTGGTTTCACAACTTGTGTATTGGTGATGAAGAATACTGTACACTTGTATTCAATACAAACACATTAAGAAAGATTGTTAAGCGATTAGACAGTTTTAAAACAGTATCAGGTGGTGACAATAGAGCCAGTCAAATGTACCTGTTAAACCTTCAGAAGCTATTCTCTTCTGATGTAATCAAAGCATTCAAGGAGTTAGAAGATGAACCAGAAGCCGCTTAATACTATAGTCCCTGACATCTATGGGCTTCTTGAGAACCTTTCAAACGGAGAGCCTCTTCCAATAACGGAGGAGGCGCTCGATGCAACAATGGCATCTATGAAAGAAGCTATCCTTCACTGGGCAACACCAAGACCCAGAGACACTGACTTCACTGTCCGAATGTCTAACGTAGGTAAGCCGTCCCGACAGATGTGGTTTGAGAAGCATGACCCTAATGGCCGAGGTAGTGTTGATGGTGCAACGCAGATTAAGTTTCTGTACGGTCATGTGCTTGAAGAGATTGTACTTATGCTTGTAAGGATGGCAGGACACAGAGTCACTGATGAGCAAAAAGAAGTAACGGTCAACGGCATTGTCGGACACATGGACTGTAAGATTAACGGTCAGGTGGTGGACGTTAAGTCTGCATCTAAATTCGCCTTCAATAAGTTTATGAAGGGTACTCTGGCTGACGATGACCCCTTTGGTTACTTAGGACAACTCGCCGGTTACGAGAAAGCGGAAGGCACAGACGAGGGTGGTTTCCTTGTTATCAACAAAGAAAGCGGTGAGCTTTGTATGTATGTGCCGGATGATTTAGATAAGCCTAACATCGACACAAAAATAAATACTCTATTAGATGAATTAAAACTTGACACGCCACCTGAATTATGCTATACTCCCACACCTGATGGCAAGAAAGGAAATATGCAATTGCCTAAAGGGTGTACGTGGTGTAAGTATAAGCATCAATGTCACAAAGATGCCAACGATGGCGAAGGACTTAGAACTTTTAAATACTCTACTGGTTATAAATACTTGACACATGTAGAAGTTGAACCAAAGGTGGATGAGATATTATGAATCGCAGAAAGTCTAAGCGAATAAAAAAACATGCAGAAGCTTTGCAGATTGAATGGCTTAAAAGTCTCCTCAATGACGAGGAGGCTTCTAAGATTAACCAAGATAACTTTAGGGGTATGCTTCCAGAACAGACACATATCTGGGCGCAGAGAACAATACACACAAGCTTCTATACCCTGAAGTGGCTCACCAACAAAATTAAACAGTTGATTAAAATCTTTCCTGACAAGCAGGTTGAAGACATTACCCCGCAAGATATTGTTTGGAAGATGGAGCAACGGTAAGGAGGCGCATGAAAAAAGTACGCAAAGGCTATAGGAAGGCCAGAGTTAAACGCCCAGTAGAGAAAGATTTAATTAAAGGGTATGACTCAAACTGGGAGTATGAACTCCACTCCGGCATCCTAGATGCTTGGGAACACCATGTTGATAAAGTTGAGTACACAGTTACACACAAGTACGAACCAGACTTTGTTAAACAAATAGACGGTAAGAAGATATTGCTTGAAGCTAAGGGGCGCTTCTGGGACAGTGCAGAATACTCTAAGTATGTCTGGGTTTCTAAGGTTCTCCCCGATGACGTTGAGCTGGTGTTCCTTTTTGCTAACCCTAACGCTCCAATGCCTCAAGCAAAAGTTCGGAAGGATGGAACAAGAAGGTCACACGGCGAGTGGGCATCGTCCCATAACTTTAGGTGGTTTAGCGAAGACAGTATACCAGATGACTGGATTAACATAAAACACAAAGAGGACTTTAAAGATGAGCATTAATGACGCTACTCCCCAAGACTGGGACAGAGTAAGGGCTACAGGAGAGCCTACGTTTGAAGAGTACATGAAGCGTTTAGATTCTAAGTTTGTATATGACAGCACTGCAAGCTATGGCAACGAAGTAACTTCAGACGCAGGAGACTTTGCGGATTGTTGGGAGCCTGAGACTGATGTAGTAAATAACCCCAGCCATTACAACACAGGTGAGATAGAGTGTATTGATGCAATCAAAGAATCCATGCCTAGTGTTGCATTCAAAGGCTACCTCAAGGGCAACTGCATGAAGTATTTGTGGCGCTATGACTACAAGGGCAAGCAGTTACAGGACTTACAGAAAGCTGGGTGGTACTTAAACAAACTAACAGCTATAGTAACAGAGGAGAATAGCTAGTGGTCTGCTGGCATTGTGGTTCAGACATTGTGTGGGGCGGTGACGCAGACATAAGTCACGAAGACGATACGTTTGCAATAGAAACAAACCTTCACTGCCCTGCCTGTAAATCTGAATATGTTATTTATTATCCTAAAGAAGAGGTTAAAAGCAATGGCGAAGTGGTGGCGAATATGGGCCAAGAGTCTAGGTGAAAAAGTCGGCGAGACAGATAAGCAAGCTAATACTGTTGCTTGTATTAGGACTGCTTGGTGGCTTACTCATATGGTTACATGTGGATTTATTATTGCAGGCAACACAAAAACATTAGGTCTATGGTAATGGATAGAAAAGAGGAAAGGCGGGACAGGTTTGACCGCAAAAAGAAATTCAACAAAGTAACTAGGTCTGATAAAGTTAAGACCGAGCGAAAAAAAATTAAAAGGAATAAAGATGACATTACAATTTATGAACATGCACTGGAGCGTTGAGCTTCGATACGGGTTTGGTTTTGACATCGAGTCTTGTAGTAGCCGTCCAGTGTGGGTTATGCAAGAAGAAAATATAGTAGCAATGTCTTTTGATGGTATTGTACTTTGCCTACCGTTTTTAATTTTTACAATAGGTAATGTTTGGGAGGATATTGAAGATGCTGGAGCTGATAGTTGAGGGCATTGCAGTGTTTCTTATATTAGTTATTTTAATAGGTATTGGAGGCGCTGCACTGTATAGTGTTTACATGGATAACTTGGATGATGACAATGACTTATAGACAAAAATGTATTTTAAAATCACTGGGACTTATTATAATTTCTCCCGTATATGTACCTGCTGTAATCTTATATGACCACAGGTCAGAGTTCGCAGACTTTTACAGAGAAGCCTTCATGGTTTTGAAGGGAACACACCCAGATTTAGAGGAAGAAAAGAATGGATAAGTACCAACAGTTTATACACAAGAGCCGCTATGCACGGTGGCTCAGCACCGAAGGACGCAGAGAAACGTGGGAAGAGACAGTCCAGCGGTATGTAGACTTCTGGGTTAATAGAAAACAGATAGATAAGAAAACCGCAGACCGACTATATGATGGCATTGTAACACAAAAGGTTATGCCATCTATGCGGTGCATGATGACAGCAGGTGAAGCTTTAGATAAAGATAACGTGGCTGGCTTTAATTGTAGTTACCTAGCTATTGATTCTCCACGAAGCTTTGATGAGTTGATGTACGTTTTAATGTGCGGCACTGGTGTAGGCTTTAGTGTTGAGCGAGCGTTTATCAACAAGCTTCCAGTAATTGCTGAAACATTCCACCCGACTGACACAACGATTGTTGTTGCCGACAGCAAGATTGGATGGGCTTCTGCATTCCGTGAGTTGATTGCAATGTTGTATGCCGGTAAGATTCCTAAGTGGGACATGAGTAAGATTAGACCTGCTGGCGCTAGACTCAAGACCTTTGGTGGCCGTGCTTCAGGCTCTGCTCCGCTAGAAGACTTGTTTCGTTTCTGCGTAGAAGTCTTTCAGAAAGCAGGTGGCCGCAAGCTAACGTCTATTGAATGCCACGATGTTGTATGTAAGATTGCTGACATTGTAGTTGTAGGTGGAGTAAGGCGCTCAGCGCTTATCAGTCTATCAAATCTTTCTGACAACCGCATGGCTAAAGCTAAGACGGGTGCTTGGTGGGAGATGGACGGACATCGTAGGCTTGCTAACAACAGCGTAGCATACACAGAAAAGCCTGACTTTGAGGCATTCATCAACGAGATGAAGACACTCTATGAAAGCCGAGCAGGTGAACGAGGATTGTTTAGTCGTGTAGCCGCACAGAATATTGCCGCTCGTAATGGCCGTAGAGATTCTGAGCAAGACTTTGGTACTAACCCATGCTCAGAAATTATCCTACGCTCTAATCAGTTCTGTAATTTATCTGAGGTTGTTGTGCGTGAAGATGACACAGCAGAAACACTCAAAGAAAAAGTAGAGTTAGCTGCCATCATTGGTACACTGCAAGCAACACTCACAGACTTTAGATATTTGCGGAACATCTGGATAAAGAACACATCAGAAGAAGCTCTGCTTGGTTTAAGCATGACAGGAATTATGGACAATGAGCTACTATCGGGTAAAGGAGATGCAGAAGAACTTGCATCCACGTTGGAAAGTCTTCGTGACCATGCTATCAAGGTCAACGAAAAGTGGGCTAAGAAGCTTGGTATTGAACAGTCTGCGGCTATCACATGCGTTAAGCCAAGCGGTACTGTTTCTCAGCTTGTTGATAGTGCTAGTGGTATTCATCCTCGGTTTTCCAAACATTATATTCGGAGAGTACGTTCAGACAAGAAAGACCCGCTTGCAGTCTTTATGGAAGCGGCAGGATTCCCAGTAGAACAGGACGTTATGTCAGAGTCTTCAGTGGTCTACAGCTTTCCGGTTAAAGCTCCAGAAGCCAGTGTAGTTGTAAAGGAAGTAGGAGCTATGCAACAGTTAGCACTTTGGAAGGCTTACCAGAATCACTGGTGTGAGCATAAGCCAAGTATCACTGTGTACTACACTGATGATGAATACCTGCAAGTAGCTCAGTGGATATGGGAAAACTTTGATATATGTTCCGGTATTAGTTTGTTGCCAGTTAGTGACCATGTATATCAGCAGGCTCCGTATGAAGACATTAGTGCAGAGAAGTATGAAGAGTTACTAGCTTCTATGCCTAAAGATGTTAATTGGAATGACTTGATTTACTTTGAACAAGAAGACAACACCACAGGCTCACAGGAATTAGCGTGTGTCGGTGGAGCTTGTGAGATAGTATAAGGAGATATACATGAAAGCAAAGGAAGCTAATATACTATCGTTTAAAATAATCGTCAATCATTCGGGGGCCATCCTAACTGAGATGGGTGGCCTCCCCGAAGACCGACTACATGAAGTGTTTAAGGGTGATGAGCTGATGCTCGTGCGTAAGATTATCCGTGACGCTAGACCTAAACTGGAGAAAATGCACGACTACCTTGAGCGTGAGCTAACAGCCTTCTCTACCACTTAGATTTATTAGCCCAATATGCCGCAGACATTTTGCCCTTGGCAATGTTCTTAGCATGGCGGGCTTTAAAACTTGCACGTTTCTTCTTCATCTTGTCTGACTCACCGGCTTTGGGCTTACCTGCTGTACTGGCTCCTTGCTCCCCGTATCGGATTGTCTTGATTTTATCGCCTTCTTTTGCCACAACAATATGGCTTTTCTTCGGGTGCTTTGGTGTACGCTTCGGTTTATTATATCCGCTTACTCCTGCTCTGGCTAGTCGAGGGTCTTTTTTCTTACTCATTTTCTATAGCTCCGTGTTTTCTTTGCAATCTTCTTGGGTTGAGCGCTATGCTGCTTACCTTTCTTAGTGTCGGCTCTTTTCTTTTTGGATGTGGCCGCATACTCTTTTTTGGTTAAAGCCTGCCTAGCTTTCTTAGGCAGATAACGCTCCCCAGTTGCCTTCTTTCCTTGGGTACTAGGCTTACCTGACTTAGTACCCCACTCTTCTTTAGTCCATTTCTTTAAAGACTTCTGTGATTTTTTAAGTGCCATTACTTGTACCCTCCTCCCTTTGCTTTATATTCCTTTGCAAGCATCTGGGCTTTACGTGCTGACCATTGACCCGCCTTACCACCTTTAGTACCTGCCTTTATTTTGTTAAACAGATTCTTTCGCATGGTCGGTTTGGTATAGTTACCTGCCTTATTAACTGTTGATTTCTTTTTAGCTGCCACATTACTTCTCCCTCTGAACGCCTTTAGTCTTTTCTACGGTACGCATTGCACCTAGTCCTAACATGCCCATTAACACAGGCATCATTTCAGATAGCGCAATTAGGGGAACAGTGATGTCAGAATTGGATAAAGCCAACGCAAAGTTAGCGAACGGGATAAGAATGAAGTTACCCGCCATGCCAGCCACGCATACCCAACCCACAGCAGGCCGCCAGCCAGCGACAAACATGTTCTTATGTGCCGCCTCAACCTTATTAACTTCAAGCTGGCCTTTCGCAAGCTCCTGTGCGTGTCTTTCAGCCATTGTACTAAGTTCAAACGCGATGGCATTCTTCTTATCTTTATCCTCTATAAATTTATCTAACAGTCCGGTAACTGGCCCAATCAATGATTGCAACATAAGTCTATCTCCTTAATAACACCACATTACGCCAGCTTCATTATCGCTGACAGTCCTGCTATCCACATGGATGAAAGCACTAGCGACTCCAATACCATTAAATCCCAGTTTGATAGCCTCTTGTACAATTGTGTATCTTTCATTTCCGTTACGTGCTCTAATGTCTGCTGCAATACCTTGGGCATGAGTTCCTGCTTTCTCCTTACGTTTTTCAATGGAGTGATTAGGACTTCTATAACCACTCGTTATAATAAACGGAAAGCCACACGCTTCCCGTAGTTCGTCAAGCTTGTGTATAAAGTCCCTTGACATCTCGTTTTCGCCAGTTTCTTGGCAGTTAAAATCTTCTAGTTTAAAATACTTAAACATTTGTATCTCCCATAGCTTCAAGCTTAGCAATATCTTGCGAATCTATTTTCCCTAAATTAATTTTTACTTCGGCTCCTTCGCCTTGACCGCTTCCAAACTCTCTAGCAATGTTTCGTATTTGAGCATAGGGACTTAGACCTGCATTCTTAATGCCTTTAATTAATCCTAAGACACTAAATTCACCATCAGAATCGTTGAAGTTATATCTATCAGTTACAATAGTATTACCCTTTTCATCTTTGCTTATTTTGGCTTGGCCCAAAGTTGTCTTTAAAGAATAACTAGGGTCAGCTACTTTTCCAAAGAAGTCAACGGCGCTTCCACCGCCTCCGACATCAGCATACTGTGACCCTTTATTGCCCTGAGTACCGTAATCAATGTACTCAATTCTGTCTTTACCGCTAGACTGTGCTCGCTGAACAACTTTTCTAAGCTCTTCTCTTTCAGCTTTAGTTAAAGAGTTTTCATTTATGTCGCTGCCCATTCCAAAAATATCACCCAAGAATGCTCTCATGTTTAAAGGTATAATCGGAGAGCTTTGCTTACGCTTATTCTTTTTCAAAGCCTCTACAGTTTTACTTTTTCCAGCAGGTTTAACTTCAGGCTGAGTTGTTTTTATTTGCTCAACCACTTCAACTGGCTCAGCCTTTTCAACCATCTCGGCCTTTTTGGAAATGTCTGAATCAGTTCCAGCGTCAAACCTCAAGCTCTGTCCAACATAGATTTTATTAATATCTTTAATGTTATTAAGCTTAGCTATTTCAGAAATAGTCATTCCTTCTCTTTGAGCAATTTCAGAAAGTGTATCTCCAGACTCTATCACATAACCGCCTTCAGCAAACATCTTTAATCCTTTGAGAATATCTGCTCGCATCTTTTCAGTCATTTCAAGAGTTGGAAGTTGTACAGTCTTATCGCCCTGCTTGTACTCGACCATCTTAACATCTACGCCGTACTTATCAGCAAAATCTCGCTTCCAAATCTTTTGTAGAGTGCGGTCATAAAAGTCCATATACTTTTGGCCGCCTCTCTTAAAGGTCATTGGCTGTTTAAGTGCGTAGTCTCCCAAGTCATCAGGGGTTGAAGCAAGTAATTTTTCTGCGTTTTCTTTTCCAAGAATTTTAGGTAGTTTTTGAACGGCCTCTTCATAAGTATCAAAGCCAACTAAAAAATCATCAAATTCATCAGTTGTTGAAACACCTTGCAATAACCATCCCGCAGGCTCTCCGGTGTCTATATTTTGTCTTTGATACAAGATGGCTTCGCTAATGTCACCTATCTTCCTATTTCTTTCAGCCTGTAAACGTCCAGTAGTTAAAGCAACTTGGTCATACCCTTCTTCTGCCGCTACTTTCATAGCTTGACGGAGGCCGACAGCTCCCCACTGCTTGTCCTTTTTAAGAGGAAGTTCTGGAACAAAAGGTTCAATTGTTTGAGCATCTATTTCTGCGTCTATTAAAAGTTCATCTATTAACTCATCTTTTTTTGCTTCAGAAATATCGGAGTTAATTATTTGCTGCCTACGGTCTTCCAGTTCTTTTCGCTTTAAAGCTTTTTCGTTAGCCTTTTCTGTTGTTAAATAACCTCTACCGTTTTTACCTGTTGCAGACTGGTGGGCATCTGACTGTATTTCATCAACCAACAAAGTTCTAGTAAACGCATCATCAGTTTGTTCAACATCAGCCAAGCGCACATGAGCTATTTGGTTTTTGCTTTCAGGATGGTGCATCATGTTTACATAATTGAAATCAACCTTTTTGAATTTATCTGGAATTGAGATTACAAGCTCACGATAGTTTTGAGTGTCTTTGCCTTCAAACGAATAATCTAAGTGTGCTGGTTGGGTTACAAAGTCACCCTCGGTTTTGCCAAAAAACTCTTCTTGTTTAGAATTAAACCAAGCGTCAAACTCAGCAGGATTGTCAACCATCTCATCTAACATATCTACATCGTGAGGATAGTTTTCTTCTGCCCAAGCCCAAAACCTATCATCTACGTCTAGCTCATCGTCCACAAGTGTAGGCATATCGTCTATTGCTTCTACTTTTTCTGGCTTACTACGACCTACCTGAACCTCAAAGTCAAAGTCATTATCTTCAAAGAACTGCTGGACTTCTTCTTTAGTTGCAGGGTTGTTGTTTCCAAAGCGCTCTTTAGCGCCTGTCCACTCTAGCTCCTCTGGAGTTACACCTTTCATTTCGTTTAAGAATGATTGACCAGCACGAGGCTTACTACCCTGAAGTTGTTGGGCAGCTTTTTCTGCTTCGCTAAACAGTCCAGAAGCTTTCTTAGGTGCAAAAGCTTTTGTAGCTGCACGTACAATGCTACCCAGCGCAAAGCCGTGGCGTGGGTCTTTCTTGTCAAAAGCTTTTGAAGAAGTTAATTTAAACTGCTCAGGCTCAAATAAAATATAAGAATAAGCATCTTCGCCTACGTAGCTGGGTTCAGCAGTGTTACGGTACTTGATAGAATCAAAGCCTAGCTTGTTTATGAGGTCTTTAAACTTCATGTTAAACTCAGCACGTTGTAAATCCATCTCAACTTTTTCAAGTGGAGTTGAATAAGGTCTAGAGTCCATGCCAATGTACTTCACAAAATCAAAAGACTCGTCTGTTAAAACATCAATGATGTCAATATCGCTTGCAGTTATTTTAGCGCCCTGAGCCTTTGCAGCTTTAAGCAATACTTTTACAGACTCTACGTCTTGGATAATATACTCTGCTCTCCAGCTACGCATGTCTTCACCTACAATCAAAGGCTTTCTTACATCAATGTATCCTTCCTGCATTGTATACGGACGTATTTCTCTGTCGGTATCTTTTAGCTGAGTAGTTACATAATCAAAAAACTTGTCGTAAGCATCCGACTTAGGATTATCAGGGTTGCCAGTAAACTGTTTCATTAAGTTCATCGCTTTGTCTTGGTCGTTACCGGTAAACTCTAAAGCCATATCTCTAATCATAACTTTATCTGCTGCTCCTCTAGAGCCTGCATGAGTACCTATTTCACGAGCAAATGGGAATGAGATGTTATAGTCTGCATTCTGGTAGCTTGAAACAACACGATATACTGGCTCTTTCTTTTCAGAGTTTTGCACATACTTTTCTTGCGCTTCTTGACGGGCTTTAGGAGAAAGAAGTTTAGTTTCTTCTGGGCCAGCGTCAATGCGTGGAGTTTTAAATCTTGAAAAGTCTACGCCGCCTTTAGCTGCTACCTTAACCATAGCGTTTCGGGCCAGTTCAAAAGCTCCCTTGTCGCTAAGCATTGGGAAAGTATTTTTTATTTCTGTTTTAAAGTAGTCGTGCATAAAGTCTAAAGAGTCTTCATCAAACTTATTTACAGAAGCCTTTTCAATTTCTTCTGGAGACAGTTCAATGCGAGCCTTGTCATAGAAAGCTTTGATGTTTTTAATTTCATTGCTTACCAAAGCCTTAACTATTACACCGCTTCTGTTGTCGTCCTCTAAGTCTTCAATGTTTCTAAGAGCAATAATGTGGTCATTACCTAAGTTATCATCTTCTTGAATTTCGTGTAGTTTCTCTTTAGCTTCTTTAACATTTCTAATTTCTAAAGCTTCTTGAAACTTAGGATTGCTGTCTATTTGCTGTAAAGTTTTATATTTACTTTTAAGTTCATTTACAACATGGGCTTCAGTCAAATCAAACAGGTCGTATTCCGGCGTTGTGATTATTCCTTCATCTCTTGCAATAAGTAAATTAGAATCTAAACGCTGTGCAGCTTTTTCAACTACAGCAGGGTCAACAAGACCTTCAGTAACTTCTGAGATTTTAGCTGCTGTTGATTCAGCCATGAATGGAGCTTCAGGCACATCAGCTTGTTTTCTAATAAGACTTGTAAATGCTTTAGCCGCTACCTGACCACCGATGGCGTACCCTATGGGGCTTGGCTTTTTATCAAACTTAGGAATCATTCCACCGAACACATCTTCTTGTGTTCTTTTTAAGCTTCTTCTGTAGTGTCTAACATAGTCTTCGCCCAATACCTGTTTACCAAAATAAGTTCCAGAAACTAATGGAACTTTATTGCCCATTGTAGGTATAATGCCTTGCTGAATCATACTTAACATGTCTGAGGCTGCTGGGCCAAACGGCAGTGTAGCATAAGCCAGATTGCTGTTAGCGTACTTAGCAGCGGTTTGAGCACGTTTTAAACTGTCAAGCAAAAGACCGTTACCACCCCAACGTGCAATGGCTTCTTTAGTGATTTCAAACTCAGTTTTGTCTCTTTCGTTTGCACCACCTGTACGGGCGTAGTTTGACCACCTAGCCATTCCTGTCATAATAGCACCAGCAGCTAATAGCTTAGGCGCATTACGCTTAGGATTCTTTATCATAGCTTTAGTAGCGCCTTTCAATACAGTGTTTGAAAATGCAGCAGGATAGCTAAGCAATTGGAACATTACCGCAGTCTTAGGGTTTGAAAACAACAGCGGCTTAATGCCTGACATTGCAGTAGGCTGTAAAACTACAGAGTTTGTGTAACGCGCAGCGCCTCCTAAGAAATCAGTCTTATAAAACTCATCACTTGTTTTTGCTCCACCTCTATGCCAGTCAACAGCTTTCTTCCAGTCGATGCCTAGCTCTGCTAGTTCTCCGGCTAGTGTTTCGCCGTCTGAATCTAATCCTTTGCTTGTATAGCGTGTAGATAGTTTGTTAATGTTTTCGTTAATTAAGTTTTTACCGCTTGCAAACGAAACATTCTGAACAAACTTAGTCCACTGGTCAAGAAGCGTAATACGGAAAAACTTATTACTTGCTTTCTGCATTCCTTCACTTACTAACTCGTCACCCGCTAGTCTGTCGCCTACTTGTGCAAGCGCTTGGTCTACATGGATGCTGAAGTTACGCATTTCAGACAAAGCTTCTTTTGCAGTCAATCCGTTTTCAGACATTAGCTTTGACTGCATGTCTTTAGTAATGGTTTTGTGTGAAGTGCTTATAGCTTCTTTAAAGCCTTTTGCAGAGTTCATTACACCTGCTTTACCAACATTAATAAACACTTCCGTCAAACTTGACAGAGTTGCTAAGCCTAGCAAAGCAACACGGTTTGTAAAGCTATAAGCGTCTACGGCTGTTTGAGCAGTCTTACCATACCGTTCCATGCCTTCGCCTGTAGCAGTGCGATATAGTTTTTCTAGCTGGCGTTCAATCTTAGGCGTAAAGTTTTCACCGCTGTTAGTCATTTCTTCTCGTATGCGATTGACGTAAAAGCCTCTGAACTGCTCAAAGTTGTTTACGCCTAATACACGATGCTTAGCTACAGACTTACCGGCCTGATAGGTATAAGCATGTAATGCACCCAGAACGTCAGAGTTTAAAAACTCTTCAAAGTCTGCGTCATTTCCAATAGTATCAATCTTTCGTTTAGCAGAAAAGAAGTAGCCGCCTGAAGTTCCTTGGTCTACTTGGTTTTTAACATCGAGCATGTTATTTACAGTGCGGCGGGCTTCTGCTTTACTCATGCCAGCTTTTTGCACAAACAAGTCTAAAAGCTTATTGGGGTCAGCTTCAATAGCACTACGGCTCCACATACGAGGAACATAGTTATCTACCAGCTTATCAATAACGCCGATGTCGTTTAGCTGCACACCCATTTCTTGATAAAGCTTCTTAGTTTCTGTAGCCGCTTTGTTTATTGCAGAGTTAGTTAGGTCATCAAACTGCTTGTGTACAACAGGGGTTTCGCTTCTCAAGCTTTTGCTAAGTGCATCATTGATGTCTGTAGCAAGCTTAGTATCTATTTCGCTCAGAGACAACGTATCTACAATAGCTCGAAATCTTTCATTATACTTTCCGGTAACTTCGCGCTGTACTTCAGATAGGTCTTTTTCTACAATCTTATCTTGAGTTTTAAATTTAATTCCAAACTCGTGGCTTAGTTTCTTTTGTAGCTGTGCCGCAGTCCCAGAGAACTTTGTAATAGGCGAAAGCACACCAGCGCCCTTACCAAAGAAGTTTCCTGAAAGGTCTGAAGCAACTGTGTATAAACCCTGACGGATTCTGCTTGCTTGACCTTTAGCAGTTTCTTCAGAATCTGCCGCAGCCCTAATAATAGCAAGAATTTCTTTGCGTGTTTTTTCGCCACCGCCTAAGTCTTCTGCAAACTGAGAAGCTGCTTTGTTGAGTGCATCATCTTCTCCGTCTACAACTTTAGCTATAGAACCTTCTGGGCCAGTCATACGCAAAGCTTCGTCTACAAGTGTACCGCCGGACGCAGGAATAAAGTCTCCGTCTAAAGCTTCTTCAAACACTTGGTCAACATCTTTTAGTGCTACTTCTCTAGGTGGTCGAGTGCCGTCTCTAAAATATCTGTTAGCTATTTTTGAGCCTGCTGCATACAGACCAACACCAAAACCTGCACTCACCGCCGCACCAAAAGCAGTTTCACCTAAGCTATATTCGTCTTGTATATCCGCAGAGATGTTTAACTCTTGAGCTACGTGAGAGCCTCCTGCACCATAAGTTGCACCCATCAACGCCGAAGCCTTGTAAGGGTTTTTAGTTTGTGCAGCAGCGGTAGCCCGTACAGCATTCATCAAAGTTCGAGTAGCTGCTTGTTGTGCAGTTTTACGTGCAGCTACACCAGCTACAGCAGTAGTGCCGCCCGTAGCAGTACCAGACAAAACAGCACCTACAGTTGCTAAGCCTTCAGGACTAAAGATAACGTCAGCGGTGTAGTCTCCGATAGCAGATAATGTTTCACCTACGCCAGAAAGCTCAGCCTTGTCCCAGCGGGACTTCATAACTCTGAATGCTCGCTTAACGTCTTCAGGGGCATCGTCTAATGCACTAGCTAAAGCAAGCGGAGCGCCTAAGCGCATAGTTAAATCACGCATATATTCAGCAGGGTCAGTGTCTTGTCCTGTTCCTGCTTGGTCAATAATATAGCTACCTAGCCCTTGTTCTTCGGCTAAGTAATCAGTAAGCTTTTCAAAGCTTGACAAGACTACCTCATCGTTTTCCCAGTCAGTGACTGAGTAGCCTTCAGGAGTGCCTAAGCTTTCTAGGTTATAGTTTGCTCTTTCGCTGCCTCGACCTTCAGTATAGTTCTGCCAGTCGGAGCCATCCATAGCTGCGGGACTTACACCTTCGTATTGTTTGTATTCCATTAATGCTTACCTTTATTAGAGATAGGTTTTTGTGTATGCGTTTCTTAAAGCTACTACATTGGCTTTTGCTACTGCTAATCGTTTTTTAAGATTTCGAGTAGCTCCCGCAAAGTTTGCCGTTCGGGGGTCAGCTAGTTTTATTTCTATTTCTTCCATCTCTTCTACTGCGCTTCCAAGTGCTGCATAGTCTTTATGCTGGGGTGAAGTCCACTGTCCTCTTTTATTTCTTGCTATGCCTACAGGAGCTTCAAGTTCTTCTAAAGATGTCACACCCTGAGCAGACGTAGCGTTTGCAACTGCTTGTGTAGTTTGAGCAGCATTACTTTTGCCGTTTAACATACCTCTAAAATCCTTTAGGTTAGCATCTATATATTCTAACATGGTTTTTGAGTTGCCGTAGTCTCTAGGGTTTAAACCAAGCTTAACAGCTATCTTAACAACCTCCATAGTTTGTGCTGCTCTGTCCCTAGAAGGAGTACCAGCCATGCTTGGGTCTTTAAAAAAAGACATGTTTGCAAATCTGTCATCTACGCCTTTTCGGTCATCTTCACCTAAACCAAGATAATTGTCATAAAGCGCAACGCCGTTAGCAGCAAGTACGCTAACGCCTTTATTGCCCGAAAGCAACTTAGAAGATATTGCATCAATTTTAAACATAGTTTCAAAGGGATTTTCAATACCTGTAATTGGCATATTTTTAGGATTATCTGATTTTAAAT